ATAATGGCAGATTACGGAAGTTTTAAAGATTTTATTGAAAGCACAGGAGATGAAGAACTTATGGATCTTTACGCTGAAGGTTTAGAATTAAAAGATTTTTCTAAATTAGAAAAAAGATTAAAAGAAAAAGGGTATCAACCTGGAGAATACGCTATGGGTGGAAGTGTTGGAAAACCCATGGGAGCTGGAGGTAAATAATGTCAAAGTACGCAACAGGTAAATATGCAAAAGCAATATCAGATAGATCTGGTTTAGAGTTTCCATATAGAGAAATGGTTAGAGAGTGGAATGGATCTTTTGTTCATGTATCAGAGTTTGAACCAAAACAGCCACAGTTAGAACCAAAACCAACAAGTGCTGATGGTATTGCATTAAGACATGTTAGAACTGCAAGAACAGAAAATGCTGTTCCATATGCCATACCAGAAAATGGTTTTGAAACTTATCAAGCAGGATCAGGAGTTATTAACGTAACAGCACCTGGTCATGGTTTAACAAATGGAACAACATATAGATTTAGAGGATCACCAGCTTTAAACACAGGAGGTGGTGGAACTTTTCAATATAATAATCCTGCAGACTTNGATGGTATTACAGGAGCAAATATTGCAAAAGCAGCAGGGTATGCAATAACAACTGGAATATTTAGAGATGGTGCAAGAGTGAGCACAGATTATGCCGTAGCAAATTTCTTCTTCTTTACAGTTGATACAGATACTGCTACAGTTGGTGAAATTAAAGGAGGAGGACCGGGTTGTTCAGTAGGACCGGTTACATTAAGCGCATGATTAAAAAAATTATAGATAAAATTAAATCTTGGTTTAGACCTAAGGAACAAATAGATGCACATGAAGTAATATTACATCCTAGAGGTTTTTGTAATGAACATAGTAAATATAAGCATCGTTGCCCTAAATGTAGAGAATTAGCGAGGATTGAGTAATGGCTGGATTAAGTTATAGTGGATTAGTTACACAGATTAGAAACTATACAGAAGTAGATTCTAGCGTTTTATCAGATTCTATTTTAGAAAATATTATTCTTAATGCACAATATAGAATTATGAGAGAGGTTCCTATTGATGCCGATAGATTACAAAAAGTAGGTAATTTTGTAGCGGGTCAAGAATCTATAAATGTACCAGGGGGAGCATTATTTATAAGAGGAGTGCAAGTATATGATACTGCAGGATCAGAAATTACAGGAGCTAACAGATGGTTAGAAAAAAAAGATTATACATACTTACAAGAATATCAAGACATTACAGGAACATCAGCGGCTCAAGGTCAACCTAAATATTATGCTATGTATGGTGGTGCAACAGGAGATGGAGACACTAATTCTGGACGTATTATTGTAGCTCCAGTTCCAAATACCACGTATAGATTTAGAATACATTATAATAAAATGCCAGCTACTTTAGCTTCAGATAACACAAGTAATTATATTAGTCTTAATTTCCCAAATGGTCTATTATATTGTTGTCTATCAGAAGCATATGGATTTTTAAAAGGTCCAATCGATATGTTGACATTATATGAAAATAAGTATAAACAAGAGGTACAGAAGTTTGCTAACGAGCAAGTTGGTAGAAGACGAAGAGATGACTATACTGATGGCACTGTTCGTATTCCAGTAAACTCGGCAAACCCGTAGGAGATTAAATTATGGCAATAACATCTGCAGTTTGTACAAGTTTTAAAGTAGAACTTTTAAAAGGAGTTCACAATTTTACAGCTACAACTGGAAACACTTTTAAAATAGCATTATATACTAGCTCTGCAACTTTAGGTGCTGGAACTACAGCTTATGCAACTACAAACGAAATTACAAACTCATCTGGAACTGCATACACTGCAGGTGGAGCAACACTAACAAGTGTTACACCAACAAGTTCTGGTACAACAGCTCTTTGTGATTTTTCAGATGTAAGTTATACTTCTGCATCTTTTACAGCAAATGGTGCTTTAATTTATAATGACTCAGCATCAGGTGATCCTGCTGTTTGTGCTATAGCATTTGGTGCAGACAAAACTGTAACATCAGGAACTTTCACGATTCAATTTCCAACAGCTGACGCAACAAACGCGATTATAAGATTAGCGTAGAGAGGTAACGCGGTATGTCCGTTACTAGAACCTTTACAGTAACGGTGGTTAGCACCGGTGCTGGTAATAAATATTTTATCGATGGTGTTCAACAAGACACAGTAGCTTTAGCTGAAGGCTATACTTATAAATTTGATCAATCAGATTCTTCAAACGCTTTTCATCCGTTAAGATTTTCAACAACCGATAATGGAACACATGGTGGGGGCAGTGAGTATACGACCGGTATAACCACAAGTGGAACACCTGGTGAATCAGGTGCTTATACTCAAATTTCAGTTGCAGCCTCGGCACCAACTTTATATTATTATTGTACAAATCACTCTGGAATGGGTGGACAAGCAAATACGGTAGAAAGTAATACGTGGGGAGTGCTACCTTGGAATCAAAATACTTGGGGATCACAAGATGCCGTAAGTATTTCTTTAAGTTCTCTCGAAGCTGTATCTGCATTAGGAACACCACAGTCCTTTAATCTTGAAGGTTGGGGTAGACAAACTTGGAACAATTCTGGTTGGGGTGTTGAATACTCTGTTGAACCAAGTGGTCAATCTATAACTTCAGCAATTGGTAGTGTTGAAGCTACTCAAACAATTCTAGTTGAATTAAGTGGATTTAGTGTAAACGTTGATTTTACAGCTGCAACAGTTGATGCTGATACTACTGTAGAAATATCTGGTCTTGAAATTACATCTTCTGTTGGAATAGCCACAGCTTCAAACTTTGCTGGTTGGGGTAGACAGGCTTGGGGTAATTCTGGTTGGGGTGTTGAATATACTGTTGAAGTTGGAGGTTTAGCAATAAATTCTTCTGTAGGAACTGTTGATGCAAGAGAAACAGAAACAGTTGTTTTAACAGGTTTTTCAATAACTTCATCTGTAGGAGAAATAGTTCCTGCAGATGTTATAGGAATTTCTTCTCCAGGTGTAATAACTTCAGCAATAGGTTCTCTAGATAATTCTGGAACATTAACTGGTTGGGGTAGAAATGGTTGGAGTGAAGAACCATATGGTGACTCCAATAATGTAATTGTATTACCGACAGGTGTTTCTTTTGAAGCAAGCGTTGGATCTATCACTGCTGCAGATGTTATGGGATTAACTGGAGTAGAATCTACTTTCAGTGTTGGATCTATCACTCCTGCAGATGTTATGGGACTAACTGGTGTGGAGACAACTGCTAGTGTAGGTTTTGTAAGTACTGCTGATTCTATTACTTTACAAAATCAAACTATTACTTCTTCAATAGGTTCTGTAACTGTTACAGATCAAGCTGTTGGTCTAACAGGTCAATCGGCAACTGTAAGTTTAGGTTCTGTAGAAATAACTTCCGCACCTGTTGTTGTTTTAACTGGAGTATCTTCAACAGTTTCTGTAGGATCTATAACACCAGCAGATGTTGTAGGAATAAGTGGGGTATCTACAACTGCTTCTGTTGGATCCATCACTCCTGCAGATGTTATGGGATTAACTGGAGTTTCGGCCGCAGCTTCACTAGGTTCAGTCACGTTAATACCTATTTATGGTAATGTTGACACTGGTTCAAATTCATCGTATAGTATTCCATCAACAGGATCAAATAGTAGTTATTCTGATGTTGCAATTGGATCAAATACAAGTTATAGTGACGCTGCATAGGAGATAAAATATGGCATCAACATACACACCCTTAGGTGTAGAACTTCAAGCAACTGGTGAAAACGCCGGTACATGGGGTACTAAAACTAATACAAATTTACAAATTATAGAACAAATATCTGGTGGATATATTGCAAAAGATATTGCAGGTGGAGCACAAACAACTGCTTTATCAGTTTCTGATGGATCAACTGGTGCAGAATTATCTCACAGAATGATTGAGTTTACAGGTTCAATTACAGGAAATCAAATTGTAACTATTCCAATTGATGTTCAAACTTTTTATTTTTTAAGAAATTCAACTTCAGGTGCATATACTGTTCAATTTAAATATGCTTCTGGTTCAGGAGACACATTTACTTTTTCAGCAACAGACAAAGGTGATGCTATAGTATTTGCAACTGCAAACGATGGTACTAATCCTGATATTGATACAATAGCTTTAGGTATTTCAAATATTGTGGAAGACACATCTCCACAATTGGGTGGTAATTTAGATACAAATTCTTTCATGATAGACTTTGATGATGATCATGGAATTAGAGATGAAAATGGTAATGAACAATTACAGTTTCAAACAACAGCTTCAGCAGTTAATCACTTCGATATAACAAACGCAGCAACAGGAAATAACCCCTCTATTAGTGCGGTTGGTGGTGATTCAAATATTAGTATTAATCTAGTGCCAAAAGGGACTGGTGAAGTTCAAGCAAATGGGTCAGGTTTAGCAACAACAGGAAAAGCTATTGCAATGGCTTTAGTTTTCGGATAAAAGGATTACAAGGAGAATAAATTATGGCAGCACCAAATCTAGTAAACGTAGCAACGATAACAGCTAAGTCTGTTCAAGCAAATTTAAGCACAACGCTTACAACTGAAATTCTTGCAAATGCATCTTCTTCTGGAAAAGTTTTTAAAGTTAATAATATAATAATTGCAAACATAGATGGTACTTCTGCAGTAGATATTTCTGTTGCAATTACAAAATCTGGTGGATCACCTATAATGATCGCAAGCACTGTTTCTGTACCAGCAGACGCAACCCTAGTTGTTATTGATAAAAACACTGCATTGTATCTTGAAGAAGGCGACAATATTGAAGCCGGTGCGGGAGCAGCTTCAGATGCAACTATCACTATCAACTACGAGGAATTAAGTTAAGGAGGGTCGTAGAGTATGGCTCACTTTGCTGAAATTAGAACAGACACACACGAAGTCTTAAGAGTAATCGTTATTAAAAATAAAGACGTTGATGCTAATGGTGGTGATTATTCTCAAGGCGCTGAAGATTGGGTTACAAATTTAATGTCTGCACCTGATGCTCAAAGCGAAAGCATAAAAGAAATTTATGGAGGAAGTTATCCTTCAACAACATACTGGAAACAATGTTCTTATAATAA